GGAGCCGTCGCCGAAGCCGTCGCCGGAGCCGGAGCCGAAGCCGTAGCCGAAGCCGAAGCCGTAGCCGTAGCCGTCGCCGGAGCCGGAGCCGTAGCCGTCGCCGGAGCCGTAGCCGGAGCCGGAGCCGGAGCCGGAGCCGTAGCCGGAGCCGGAGCCGGAGCCGGAGCCGTCTTGGTTTTCTACCTTCATTTTGTACCCCCGAATTTGTTTTGGGGCACAGCGCGGATTATGTCCATCGCCTCGCGAGTGCAGTGGATTATCTCACATGCCTCCAATAGGTCGATATGACCGACCTCATCGCCGAATTTGCATTCGGCCGCACTATAGGGACCCTTGATAGATATGCCGGATAACGTGTTGTCGTGTGAATTCCAGCGCCATAGCCGCCGGGATTTGAGGAGTGTCACGCGACGGCCGTCAATCTGCTTGACGAAACCGGCATGGACTCCCGCGTCATGGCACCGGACAATTGAATAGATCAACCCGTCTACGTCGATAGCCGGTTGTCCATTTTCTACATCCGATTTTCTTACATACTCCACTTCGTCAATTTTGATTGTTCTCGGATTCATTTTTTCCTCCTGTTGTGCGCCTCATCCACTCGGCGAGGCGGTGTTTCATTTTTCGGCGAGCCTTGTCGGAGCCGCGACATGAGCCCGTGGCGTACCACTCGAACGCCTCTATCAGCGTCCCATTGCACTCAGTGAGACCCGCGCGGATGAGGTGCGCCGCGCAATACGCCCCGCCCTTGCGCGTCTCCACGTCGTATCCTGCCGCTTCACACAGCTCGCGAGCGGTCCCGTGGACTTGTGCATATCCGACCGACCCGAGGTTATCGCGCTTGCCGATCACGCGGTGACGAAACGTCGACTCACTGTAGATGTGCCAGGCGACGAGGTCCGGCGGCAAGTAGTACTTCTCGCCCGCCGCTTGGAAGTATCCGGCAACCTCATACCGAAGTTCATGGTTGCGGACAAGCTCGTGTCGCGGATTCAAGACGAGCAGCGACAGAATGAAAGCGGTCAGAGTCATTTTTCATCCTCCATCGTCACCCCTCCAAATCCATGCACCGCGAGCAAGGGGGCTACACCACGATACGCCGTCTCTATGCGCAATCTGTGATCATCTATTCGGTTACCCATGTATCACCTCCAGCACCCACCACACTGTCCATGCGGTGATGATTACCACTGCTATTCTATCGAGCATCGGCTTCCATACTCTCTATCTTCTTGCTCCCGCATTCCGGATTGCAGCACACCGCCTCGCGGCGTCCGCCGACCCACGCCCACGTCATCGCCGCGCCGCAGAGTCCGCATGTCCAGTTTCGTTTTGTGTTAACGATGACACGATCAATCATCCGCGCCTGAGCCGCAAATAGAATCTTGTGCTCGTCCACTGTCAGATTGTTTTTCACTTCGCCTCCTCAATCGCGCGCCGGGCAAACCTCAGCGCCGCACGCTGACACCGCCGAGACATACACACGTTGTCCCCTCCGTCGTACCGGTTGGTCTCGTGAAAACAGGTATAACGTGATCCAGTGATAGGTGCCTCTTGGTAGTCGCACTGATATGTATTGCTGATACAGTAGTACGCGAGCCGCCCACCACCGCCGTTGCCGTCCGGCTCCACCGTTATCGCACATGCTGTTCTTTTTCTTTGAGTCATCAGTATCCCTCCTCCATCTCGCGCCGTTTTCTCTTTGTCATCGGTACACCGTGCCCTTGACACCGGCCGGGATCGGCGCGTTGGTCAGCCCCGTGCACCCGCGGAGGTCGAGTTCTACACGCGAGCGCCACCACTCCGGTATCCGCGCCCGGCACGCCTCTTGGGCCTCATCGTAGATGTACCAGTCCGGCCATTCGCCGAGCGGCAGATCGGTATGGAGACGCCACTCAGACGCCGGGCGGCTGTAGTCTCCATCGTCCGGGTATATCTCCACCGGCACCCAATCGCGCCGCCCGGCGGGGAGGTCGTCCCGCAGGTGGTGTTTCTCGCGGATGTCCGAGTGTCTGTCCGTGCCGCACATCAGCACGGATGTTCGAGTCACAATCATACTCGCTGGTTTACACATTTCAGTATCCCTCCTCCATCTCGCCGCGATCGGGCGGAGCCCACGGCTTTGCTTCCTCGGGTTTGTAGTTGCTCACAAAATAGATGTCCGGACGATAGTCGACTTGCAATCGAAACAGCGGGCCGGATCTGTTTTTGCGCGCGATGAGGTGCGCCGTGTCGACATCACAGAACCCGCGTTCGTTCGGCTGCTTCTTGCGCTTGATCTCGAAAATCATCGAGCAATGAGACCTGCTCTCCAGCTCTGCAGTCTCGCGGAATCTGTACCCAGTCGAGCCGTCCGATTCTTGCACGATGTTGACCTGCGACGCCACCAGGATCGCTGATCCAAGCTCGCGCCCCAGTGCGATGGCCTGGCTTGCCACCTCGCCGACGGCGCGATACCGCACAGCCGATGTCTTGTCGGCGACCTCTTGCGCGTAGTCGATGACCACGAGGCGGACGCCGTCGAGCGCCCGGGCCTTCTCCATCACCTTGCCCATGTCTACATCCGAATCGTCGAGCACGTACACGGGCAGGTTCTCGCGTCGTAGCAGGGTAGCCGCTTCCATGTGCGCAAGGGTCGCGGCTCGGCGTGTGTCCGCCGGCATCCACGGAGCTCTCTTCCACAGTGGCGTCAGTGACCTGCGAATGATAGCGCGCTCGGCGAGCTCGCCGGTGGACATCTCAGGCGACACGATGAGCACAGGACCATGCGCCGCCGCGCGGAACGCCCACTCCTGGACGATGGTTGTTTTACCATGTCCGCTTGGAGCGCCCAGCAGGTACACCGCGCCGGGCATCATCCCGCCCCGAAGGGCCTGGTCGAGCTTGTCGATGCCGGTTTGGACGCGGCCGCCATAATCCCCTGCCGAGTACCGGGCCAGGTCGTCGAGGGTGGCGTGGATGACTTCGCCGAGCCGGACGAGCCCGGCGTGTTTCTGAGATTCGATGAGCTGATTCAGGTCGGCGAGCGTACCCTCGTAGTCGGCGGCGTCGTCCTTCGGGCCGCCAGTCCAGAACGTCGTCACGCTTGCGGCGAGCCCCGTCAGCGCCCCTGCGATGGACTTCATGTGCGCGCGTCCGGGGTCGTCGTTGTCGGCCCATAGCAGCACGTGGCGGCCGGCACATACCGGCTTGAGTACTGAGACGGACGGACAGGCGGCCGCCCCGCATACCGTGCCGTAGGCAGCGAGACCGAGCCCCTCAGCCGCGATTGCCGCTTTCTCGCCCTCGCAGATCGTTATCCTGTCGCCGTCCTCCCAAATACGATTTCGATCCGGCCGGTACAGTGGCAGGTCTCGGACCTTGAGCCCCTGGAGTCCGGATTGTCCGTTGCGCCTCCAGAAAAAATCCTTGCTCCCGTCCGCCTTCTCGACGCGGACATGCTCTACCACATCACCGGGGCCGATGACCAGCTTGTAGACCGTTTCGTTGCGCGGCCGGTTGTCCTTCGGCGGCATGAGATCCGCCATGGTCAGGCCGAGCGCCGACACGATGTCATCGGTGGAGCACCCAGTGAAGCAGTTGAGGAGGATGCGCCCGTCGTCGCCGGGAGTCACGGATAGGCTGTTGTGCCTGTCACCGTGGCCATGGGCCGGGCCTGGACACCTGGCGGTGAATCCCTTGCCGTTTGGTCGCACCCCTTCGAGTCGCCGCATAAAGTCATCCAGTGTCATTTCTCTACCCTCTTCACCGCGCGGTGGAGCCAAAACTTAAAAAGCCATTTCATCGGCTGTCTCCATGCGCTGGTACACCTTCGCCCCGGTCCGCTTGATGTCGTCGAGCAGCCCGAAGTGCTCCGCAATCGCCGTCAACCGCTCGTCCAGGCGGACCGTATCGGCGACCGAGTACAGGCGCTCAAGCCAGTCTACCGCGCCGGTTGTGTGCCCATCCCGCCCGGTCCTCGGGTGGCGTCCATCGCGAAGGAGCATCGTTGGCCCGAAGTTTTTGAGATCTGCCACGCCCGGATCCCTGGCGCACTCCATGATCGGCGAGATGAGAATTTGCCACTCGGCATAATCGTCGGCGGTCATCCGGTGGCGGATGCTCTTCGTGGTTCCCTTGAGGTCGCCACAGTCACGATCAAAAACCTGGTTGAAAATTTTGAGGAAGGTCAAAGCCAACTTTTTATCCTCCTCATTGACGACAGGCGAGCTTGCTCGCTTCTTATTCTTCTTGTCTTTGATCTGATCTGGTATGTTCTGATCTGTTCTGATCTGTTCTGAGGGGTTATTTTCGGTAACAGGCTGTAACGCTTGGTTACGGTCGGTTATGGATGGTAACGATTTGTTACTATCAGTTATTTCAGTAACCGATTGCAACGCCTTCTGTCGCTCTCTCCAACGCCTTTGTTTATCAGCGTTTTTCTCTCGCTTCTCCTCTTCCGATGCTTTGCGCCGGTAGTATTCATAGTTGAGGATTTGGAAACCGCCGTCTACTTTTTCGATTCGGCGTCCGTCGTAATCGGGGCATCGGCTGTATGGGTCCGGAGCCGACAGCCTGTCAATTGCCTCAATACACTGTTGGAGATTGACGCGCGCCGCGTCAGCGAGTCCGGGGACCGAACACTCAACCACGCCATATTGATCGGTCATGGCGAGCATGGTCACCCACACAATTCTCACGTGGTCCGGCTCACGCCAGATTGTAGAATGGATAATGGACGAAAACAATTTGGTATATCCCATTGTCAATGTAACCTCCTGATGGTTACACCCTAACCTACTGGCCCGCGGCTGTCAAGGTTTCCGTCCTCGCCCAGCCGAGCACGCCGGGAGCAACCGGGACAGCCACGCCCAGCCCGTGGCGATACGCCTCGCGGATACCCACCGAGAGCATATGCGCCGGATAGGATACCCACCCGCGCCGCGCTGTGTAGTATAATGTCAGCGCCGCCCTGGCCTCCTTGGCCGCCCAGACCTCCCAGACCTCCCTGGCCTCCCAGGCCGCCCTGGCCGCCCTGGCCGCCCAGACCTTCCTGGCCTCCCAGGCCTCCCTGGCCTCCCAGGCCTCCCAGGCCGCCCAGGCCGCCCAGGCCTCCCTGGCCGCCCAGGCCGCCCTGGCCTCCCAGGCCTCCCAGGCCGCCCAGGCCGCCCAGGCCGCCCTGGCCGCCCAGACCTCCATGGCCTCCCAGGCCTCCCTGGCACTCTCACAGCGGCGCAGCTCCCAGTCCAGGCCGCGAGCCTGGAGCGCCTCGCGTAGACCTGCCTCGACTACGGTCGGGTCGTACAGCGGACGACCGAGCGCCTCGCGCCATGCGAGCTGCTCGTCCACCATTTCAGCGGCGAACTCGCCGAACGGAATAGACAGCTCCTCGATAGCCGGTTGCAGGTCGGTGACCTCCTCGACGATGAGGAGCGACCCCGCGCGGCATTTATTGCCGCGCTCTACCAGCGCGGGGATATTTATCACAGGACTGCCGTCCGGGTCGGCGAGCTGCGCGCCTTCTGCCGCCTCGACACGAAGGAGCCGCGAGGGCCGCCCGTCCGGCCACAGCCCTGCGATACGGAGCGCGGTTGCAGCCGAGCGGCAGAAATTCCACCCGGCCCCACAATCGTCCGGGCCGGTATCGACCGCCACGGTGGGCAACTGGTACGGGGTTGTCCCGTCCCACACGGGATCGCCGCCATGGACGGGCGGACGCAAATCGTGAGTGAAAACCTTATAGCCTATCATGTCTCTCTCCTTTTTACTGCCGCTCAATCGCGGGATGCCTGATAGCATTGCAATCACCGTGCCAGTCCTCCAAGTTGCGTGTTTTCAATAATTTCGCATAGTTAGACATGCGGACCACCTATTTCGAGGCCTCGAAAGTGTGGCAAAACGCTACACTAAAACCGGCTTGTGGCAAAACGCTACACCGATAAGTGGTTGAAATCACATAGGCTTTTGTCAATATGTGGCATAACGCTACACTTCTAGGCGAGACTTGGTAAGCTGAACCGTTGAAATCATTAGCTTTTTTGTTGGCACGGACTGTGCAATAGCTCTAGGTGTCCGCAATTGAGCGGCAAAAAAGGAGAGAGACATGACTAAAAAAGAAGTTATAACCCTTCTCGTCAGAGAGGGGCTCATAGTCCGCAAAACGGCGGACTATGAGAACTCGTATCAGGGGCCATGCTCCTGGTACGAGACCACCCCCGCCGGAGACGCAGCGAGGGTAAACCTCATCCGGTCCGGGGCCGGATGCGATTTGTCACCAGGGGACGTGGTCCCCTTGGTGGCGATCTACAAGGGGACGACCCCCTTGTGGGTTGAGGAAGACTAGACAATATCGCCCCCCACCCCGGGGCGATAGAAATAGGGGCCTATGCGCCGCCGAGCGACGCCATGCTGGCCATCCCCGCGACTCGGCCGAATGACCCACGTTACGGGTTGGCGGGCGCGGGCCCGCCCCTGCCCTCGCTGAGGGTGGAGGCGGCCCCACGGCCGAGAAAAGGGAGAGAGTCATGAAGTACATTATGAAGTACATTATCGAATGGCAAGGAGAATACTGGACCGATAGCTACGGGTGGTCGCCCGAAAAAACCGAGGCGTACAGATACGACTCACATGAGGCCGCCGAAGCCGCCTGTCCATGCTGGCAGGCCAGGATCATAAAAGACAAGGACTAACGGGCATACTGCCCGGCCCGGGCTGTTTCCCCACCCGGGTTTTTTGACTTGGCGAGGGCCGATCACCCTTGCCCCGTCGTGAGGGATCCGACGTTATAACCTCCCTCCGGTTTGACTGATCAGCGTTGACCGTAACTATGCAGGTCTGACACCGGAAAAGCAGCGGCGGGTGGGTGAGAGGCCCACCATTTGGCGGACGAGGTGCGGGTTACTCTCCTTTCCCGCGCGGGTTCGACTCCCGCGACCGCCACTAAGGAGGACGATATGAACAGAAACAAGGATGCGTGGCGGAATGCCGCCAGGGACTCCGGGGACGCGGCGCGGGATGCCGCCGGGGACGTCGTGTGGACGGCGAGAAGCAGCGGAAACAAGTGGTGCGTTTTCAGGGCCGGGACCAGCCGTCCGATCATCTCGAAACACGATGGGCTGTCAATCGCGGAGCTGTCAATCCGCGAAATAGTGGAGCTGGTCAACTCCGCCGTCGATGACCATCCAATCAGCGTCACGGATTTCGAGGCGCGGCTACTGACTGCGGCGGACATCGCCGCGATTGAAGGGAGAGTAAAATGAGATACAACACGCAGAAAGAATCAGAATTATTGGAATTTCGGCTTGCTCCTCGCTATGGGGATGCCCCGAAACCGATGACTGAGATACTCAAGCTCATCGATGAGGCGTTGGAGCGCGCGTACCTCGCGGGCAAGGCGGCTGAGAAAAACCGCATCCGAGACCTACTCGGATTGCGAGAAGGAGAGGACCGATGAAAGTCACAAAAATCGAACTCAAAAACATCCTTGGGCTCCGTGAGCTGGCCGTGGATTGCCACGGACAAATCACGCGAATCGAGGGAAGGAACGGGTCGGGCAAATCGTCAGCCCTGGCCGGTATCCGTACCGCCATCGGCGGCGGCAACCTGGCCACGCTCCGCAACATCGACGCGCCCGAAGACGAGGCACCCGAGGCCGTTATCGTTCTGGACGGCGACGAACACGGCACGGTCATCATCGAGAAAAAGAACGCCAAGCTCCGCGTCCGCAAGCAAGTCGCCGACTCTGCCGCCATGGAGGATGTCCCCGCGCCCCAGCGATTTTTGGACGCGCTCTTCGACGGTAGCGCCTCGAATCCGGTCAAGCTCCTCACGGCTAAAGACAAGGAGCTCATCGACACCTTGCTGGAGGCGCTGCCTCTCGAACACGACCCGGATGAGCTGTGGAAGCTCCTCGAGCTCGACCCGAAGGCCTTCAAAGTGCCAACCGGGCTCCACCCCCTCAAAGAGCTGGCGCACGTTCACGACGCGATTTTCGAGGCGAGGACCGGAATCAATCGGGACGAGAAAGCAAAGCGGGGCGCCGCCGACCAGAACAGGCGCAAGATTCCGGCGGAGATACCGGACTCGTTCGATGTCGGGCAAAAAGAAGACCACCTAATCGCCATGAGACAGAACATCATATCCCGCCGGGAACAGGCGACGGCGACGGCACGGACGAAGAAGACCGCGGCCCAAGCGATGATTGATGCTCATTCCGCCCGAATCGAGGCCGAGCTCAACGCCGCCGAGGAGCGCATGAGAGCCGAGGTCGCCGAGCGCCTCACCGCCCTGAGAGCCGAAAGCCAAACCGCCCTGGACGAGACACGAGCCAAAGCGGCCGCCGAGTACATGTCCGCCGATGATGAGCTCGCCCTCACGACATCCGCTTTGGAGACGGCGACGGAAGCGGCCCAGGTGCTCGCTGAGGAAATCGCCGGACTCCGCGAGCAGGAAAAAGCGGCCATCGGGCTCCGCGTCCTTCGCGACCAGGCGGACGAATACGAGAGCGAGGCCGACGAGCTGAGGGCGTTGTCTCGACAATATACCGACGCCCTGGGGCGCCTTGACATTTACAAAACCCGGCTGTGCGACAACCTGCCCATCAAGGGACTCGACATTTCCAATGGCGAGATCAAGGTCCATGGCGTCCCGTGGGAACAGCTCAACACCGCCCAGCGCATCCGCCTGGCCGTCACCGTGGCGACTCTCCGTCTCAAAGACAAACCCTTCCGGCCCGTCATCGTCGACGGCGCCGAAGCCCTGGACGAAGAACAGCTCGCCCTTCTGGAGTCGGAGCTCGAAGCGGCCGGAGCTCAGGCGTTCATCGCCCGCGTCACGGACGGCGATCTGAAAGTTGGATCCAAATGACAACGCGACTGCGTGACGAGTATAACAGCGAGAGTAAGGCAATGTGGGGATTTGCCTCGGAAATCGTCCACGCCGTGACCGACGTTCTCGACAGATATGGACTCGGCAAGTCCCTGCCCGAATTCGCCGGAATGGTCGCCGTCGCGAAGAAGATCGCGGCGAAGCGGTGGAAGGAGGAATCATGAACGCAGTAATCAAGACTAACGATTTCCATGGCGGCCACGAGGTCGCGAGACTCAGAAACGTCCAAACCTGGGAGGTTCGAGGCCTCAAGGGAATCACCCTGACCCCCTCTCAGAGAAGAAAATTCCGAAAGCACGACTGCTCGAACCATTGCGCCTGTGGTGGTGCGGTGATAGTCACGGACGACGGAACCGTCTATGTCCGACCGTAGACGCCGGCGGGGTCGCCCCGCCCCTGCCCCGCGTGCGAGGTGGAGGCGGCGCGATGCCGAGAGAAAGGACAACATGGACAACGTAATAGAGCGAGCTGAGTGGCTCGCAAAACGAAGAGAGTATATTACCGCCAGTGACGTGGCGGCGATACTTGGTCACAGTCCGTATGCCACGGCTTTGGACGTCTACGCGCGGAAAAAAACAGCCGACGAGCTCGCCGACAGCGACGCAATGCTCCTCGGTCGGTGTCTGGAAGATGGCATCGCGCGCGTCTACGCGGCCAAGACCGACCGCGAGGTAGACGACCTCGGGGGGACGCTCCTCACTGTGCACCCGGACATCCCATGGCTCGCGGCGACTCTGGACCGCGTGACGTGGCGAGGAGACGAGCCCCAGGGGACGCCGGGTTCGCCGCTCGAACTCAAGCACGCCGGGGCCTACAAGCTCACCGAGTGGGAGGACGGGGCGCCGTTGTGGGTGCAGATCCAACTCCAGATCCAGATCGCGTGCCGGGGGTCGGCCTGGGGCGCCTACTGCGGGGTAATCGGCGGCAGTCACATCAGGCTTGGGGACCTGGATCGCGCTGATGACTTCCTGGAGTCGACGATTCCGATCCTCGAAGAGTTCCGTCAGCGGCTGGCCAACGACGACCCGCCGCCGGTGACGGAGCCTCGCCACCTGGACGCCGTCCGCAGGCTGTACCCCCTCGACATGGGTACGACGGTGGACCTGGACGCCGACGCCGAGGAAATCGCCAACGAATGGGAGCGGGCGAAAGCGGCCATCAAAGCCGAGGAAGCCGCGCGGGACTTGGCCCAAGCGAAGCTTCTCGCGGCCCTCGGCTCGAACACCTTCGGGATGCTCCCCGACGGGACGCTCCTCACAGCGAAAACCACGGCCCGCGCGGGATACACCCGCGTCGTGGAGCCGAGCACCTACCGGACATTGCGCCGGAAGAAAGGATGAAATCATGGATTTTGAACAAGATGAAAACGTGTCCATTGTGGAGATGGCCAACACGACGCTTCCGGCGACGAGCTCTCCGGCCCTCGCGGCGATTGCCCGATCCGAGGTCGAGTGCCAGCTCGACGCGGCTCACAAGTACCCGAGGAAGATTGCCACATTCATGGACGAGGCCCGGACCATGATTGCAATCTCCCAGGATGTGGCGTCGATGTGTTTCTACACGTTGCCTCGCAAAGACAAGGACGGGCGAACGAAATCCATCATGGGGCCGTCCGTCCGCTTGGCTGAGATCGCCGCGAGTGCATACGGCAACCTCCATGTCGGCGCCCGGCCCCTCGACGTTGCGCCCACTGACACCGATTGCGTATCCCAGGGGGTCGCCTGGGACCTCCAGAAAAACGTCCGGTACAGCGTGGAGCAGCGCCGGCGCATCACGACGAAAAACGGGTATCGCTTCACCGACGACATGGTGATAGTGACTCAAAACGCGGCGAGCTCCATCGCACTCCGAAACGCCATTCTCAGGGTCATCCCTCGCGCGTACATAAACGAGCTGTACGAGCACGCTCGCGCCGTCGCCGTCGGGGACACTCGGGCCATCAGCGAGAGACGAAAAAAGGTCGTGGACCGATTGATCCAGATGGGTGTCTGTCGCGAGCGCATCCTTGCCAAAGTGGGGCGAGCCGACGTGGAAGACATCACGGCGGACGACCTGGCAGCGCTCATCGGGTATGGTACGGCGATCCACGACGGGCAAACTTCCATAGAGGAAGTCTTCGCCGAGGAGCAAGCCGCCCCGAAGCCGACCCTGAAAGACCTCGCGGCCGAGAACCGCAAGAAGATCAAGGTCAAGAAATCCACAACCGAGGCGGACGAAGAGCGCGCGGCCATACAGGAGGAGGGCCAATGAATCTCACCGAAAAAACACCGATCACGCTGGATCGCCGAATCGCGCAGATCGTTCCAGAGTTCCATCTGATGCCGATAGTGAGTGAAGGCAAGCACGCGGCCGTCGTGTCCCTCGTCATTTGTCAGGATGGCTCGCTATGGCTCCTTGACGCGCTCGGCCACTGGGTCCGGCTCCAGGCCATCCCGGCGGAGACAGATGAGCCTATCGCGTGACAGCGACGGAATTGTGCTGTCGTCCTCTACTGACGAGTGGGCAGAGTACACGGCACGTATCGCCGCGGTCAAGTGCGTCCTCCGTCTTCTGTACCGGTATCAATACGGACGCGGGGACACAGGCATCACCTGGACCTCGGCAGTTATCGCCGAGCAAACCGGGCTGTCTATTGAGGCGGTGTCCGTCGCCGTGGTTTTCCTCTTGGACCTCGGCGCACTGACGGAGACATGGACCGGTCTTGAGCTCACCGATCTCGGGGCCGGGATGGTGAGAGAATGAATCAGACATTGGGCGAACGGCGCGAAGAGCTTCAGCGAAAAATAGATGTTCTGGTGGCGGAAATGGTGGCGGAAATGCCATTTTGGGCTATGGCTATATACTATCGTAATCCGATGATGCCATTTTGGGCAAGGGCGATTTATCGGATCATGATGTGGGTAAGAAGATTATGGAAGAATAAGTAGAGGAACGGACTGGAGAGGAGCGGAGCGGAGAGGACAGGAGTGGAGCGGACGGGAGAGGAGAGGAGCCACGGGCGAGATCACTTCAACCCCGTGGCCCCAGTAGAGGACTGGAGAGGAGTGGACTGGAAAGGACTGGACAGGAGCGGACAGGATGGGAGCGGAGTGGAAAGGAAAGGGTTCGAGAAATCGAAACGGGCTTCGGCCCGTCACTGGATCGTGGTGGGTCCAGTCTGAAGAGAAGCCGAGAGCTTGTTCAGAAAAAAAGGAAAGGTGGAAGATGTTTGAGAAAAAAATGGATGTGAAGTTGATAGGCGTGGCTCCAATGCTGATGCACAATCAGCGGACGTGTAATCCCTTGGACAAATACGCAAAGGAGATGAAGGAAATCACAGGGCGACGTAAGAAGACCGACAAGGACTTGGAGGATCTGTCGAAACTCGAATTCATGGCCGGGCTGTACCATGACGAAAAGGGATATTACATTCCATCGGAGCAAATAGAAATGATGATAGCGTCTCATGCGAACGCGGTTTGCAAGATCGGCAAAAACTCGCTCATCGCAGATCTTACGGTAGAGTATCCGTTCTATCTCGATTCCTACGACGGGCCGGAATCGCCGGAAGAGCGGTTTTTGAACCCGAACTGCGTGGATGTTCGTTCGGTGCGAATTCAGAAAAATCGCGTCATGCGGACAAGGCCGGTGTTCAAGAACTGGACGGCATCGGGGCGGATATGCTTCAGCGATGCGATCACGGCTGACCAGATCAAGAAGATGTTGGACCGTGGGTGCAATACGGGTCTCGGTGATTTCAGGCCTAAGTTTGGTCGATTTCAGTTCGAGGTCATCGAGCCGAAGGGCAAGAAGTAGAGGATCGGAATGGAACGGACGGGAGCGGAGAGGACTGGAGAGGAAAGGAGAGGAAAGGACTGGACCGGAAAGGAGAGGAAGGGAGAGGAGCGGACGGGAGTGGACAGGATGGGAGAGGATGGGACAGGAAAGGGCCTCAACGAGGCAACAACAACGAAAGGCAAGGAAAATGATTACAGAAACTGAAACCAAGAGGTATCCGCTGAACGTGGCGGACATCGAAAAGGGCGACTACATCGAGCCCGAGGAGATTGCGGAGATATATTCCGTTGATCTCGACGCGCCCGATTTTCGTCTGATGCAGCTTCAACTGTGCGCGTTCATAGAAATGCAATCGGCCAAAGAAGACAGGCCAATGCTTCCCAAGTGTGAAGGCGCGGGCATCCGTATCTTGACCGACGAGGAAGCCTCTCGGTATCGTCCGGCCGTCGCGGACAGCCATGCGCGAGCACTTCGCAGGGAAGTGAGCAGGATGCTTCGGATCGATGTCCGCAATCTGTCTGACGACAGCAAGCTTCGTCTCGAAAAAGAGATACTCCGTAATTCCAAGCGAGTTGTGGCCATCAGAGGCGTGGATCGCGAAATCAGATGCTTGCCCTCTCCCGTCCGAAGAACGCCGAGCATGTTGACCGGCTCGGAAGAGTAATCCGCGGTCAGCAAGCGAAGCGAAACGATCTCTTGAATCCTTGACTTCAGCACCCTGCCCCATATAGGATTGAGGGGCGCTGGGGGCGGGGGCGAGGGATGGCATATTCGTTCTTCGATCTTCGTCTTGCTCCTCGGCTCTTTTCCGTGGTATCGTTTTCTCATGTTTGCTATCCATATAGACCGACGCGGGCTTGAACAGCTTGAAAACAACCTCGACAAGTTCGGTGAGTTCGCCCTTCCCCGGGCCGTGGTCAACACCCTCAACAGAGCCGCTTTCTACAACCGAGAGGTTGCCGTCAGAGTGACAAAAGGCACCTTCACTCTCAGAAACACTTTCACGACCCGCTCGATTCAAGTCAACAAAGCAGTTTCTCACCGGAAAATCGCCCGGATTTACTCCGAAATGGGTTCAACTCAGGACTACATGGCCAAGCAGGAAGAAGGATTTCAGGAAAAGGCCTCTGGACCTCATGGAATAGCCATTCCTACAGCAGCAGCAGCAGACCAGCAAGGCCAGGAAAGAACACGGCCTATTCGGCGGAAAAACTACCTGGCCAACATCCGAATCAACAAGGTCGGTATTCGCATGCGCTCCAACAATTCTGTCAAGGCCACCAGGAAACAGCTCATGTGGTTAGTGAGAGAAGCGGTCAACAGTTCACGTAGGACATTCTTTTTCAATTCGCCATACGATAAGGATCTTCAAGGCTTCTATCGTGTACAAGGCGGACGCAAAACAAAACGCGGTTGGCCTATAGGAGCCAAGGTCAGGAAAATATATAACGTCGAAAAGCAGGTCACTATAACACGTCCTCACACATGGATGTCTTCCGCTATACGCAAGTTCACTGTTGCAAAAATAACACAGTTCTATCATGAAGAGCTTGAAAAATCGATGGCCAGGTATCTATCACGCCGATAAGTGTTGCAAAAAAACAACACCAAAAAGCCTAATAATATCACTGTTTTACGCAAAAGGTACTGTGACAGGCCTACCACCGGCCGCCGTTACCGTATGCGGAC